CTGTTGTTACAGTTACCGAAATACTTTTTAATGCAGAAATTGAGGATGTTGCACCTGGACTGCGCGTTGAAGGAGTTAAAGGATCTGGTGGCGGCGTTATTAGTATTGCAGCGATTGATATTAACAATAATCAAATAACAATGACCGATGCAGTGGACGCTGGAACGTATTCTATCAATACTGAGCGCACGATTTTGATGACATACGAGTCTGATACAACTCAAGCGGGTGCATCTTTGACATTTTCCGCTCCTAGTGTAGTACCAGCTACTGCAATTGCGCGTCTTTTTGTTGGTGAGGACCGTGGCACGGCATTTAATTACGCTAATAGTAGAGAAATTGCGCATTATGACGGTAAACAGTCTATGAACGATGGTTCAACAAAGCTTCTAAATATACAAAGAGGCAGAAAAGAGACTACGATTGCTCAACATCTGCGTGGAGACCACACATTATTACATACTAGGATTTAAATGGCTGCATTAGGTCTAGTTACTGGCACTTGCACGGGGCACATCTGTTGGCCACCGATGACATATGGTCCATCTTTAGTCACAACAGTGCTTGTCACTAAGGTTCAACCGCTGCACGACAAGGCACCCCGTCTTCCCCACTGCAAACCTTGCGGAGAAAATCCTGCTTGCCACCCTGGACAAGTGGAAGCTGTTTGCAAAACAGTAATGGCTGGTACAGATGTTCCCGCAATTCCAGTACCTACGGCAAAAACTCTGGATGCAGAGACGGATGCTATCCTAGTAGCACTTGCTCCAAAGATGTGTGCCACTAGATTACCTCTTGCAAGGATCTCTGATCCAATCAACTGCGGTTCAGCTGTTGCCATAGGATCACCAACTGTGCTATTATGCACTGGTGGAGGCGCAGCAACCTCTATGGCTACTGCCGCTGCAGGAGCTGGTCTAGGTGCTGTTGCTGCCATCGGCGCTGCCGCTGGTATCTTTACTATCGCTGGTATGCTTGCAGGTCTTGCAGGCGGTTCAGACGGCAGTGGAGGTGGTAGCGGTGGAGGTGACGCTTCATTCGATATCGATGCAGCTGCTCCAGGTGTGAATGTAGATCCAACAATCACCAAAACAATTGGTGGTAAAGGTGGATTGCAAAACAACCGCGCTTCAACTGACAACTCTGACATTATTTGCGATTAATTATGGCCCTTTATGGATCAATCGGCGGGTATATGCCTGCAAAACCAAAGAAAACACGTCAAGGCAAGTCTGCAAATACAAAACTTGCAGCTTCTTCCCGCAATGCTAAGCAAAAACAGTATCGCGGACAAGGTAAGTGAGACCTAATACCCGCGAATCGATGGAAATGTTATGGGCTGCTAAATGGAATTTACCCAAAGCAGCAAGGAACGCGGAACTAACTGATAAAGAGATGAAAATCATCTTCAATGAGTACTGCCAATTTCATCCACCTACGTGGGAATTAGATGCAATTAGTAATTAATTTACCTTCCCGTACAGTATGGGTCCGAAAAGAGTATCTTAGAGACCATATTGACGGACACGGTGAGTTTGTTGAGGGCGTTTGGGTATCGGCTAAGTCGATTCCTGGACGTGCTTTTTATTTTGAGACATATTTACCCGAATATGGCGCTCTTTACGACAAGCTTCCGATCAGTGCCTTTGTTAGTCGTCCCGAAACACCTACCCCAGACTTAGATTTGCCAAATTTGCAGTTTTGGAACTGTATGGATTATGGTTTGAGGGTAGTCGAGAAGCAATTCATTGGCAGTATGGACGTTTCTTTGTATACCCGCAATTATGGGGAGCAAAAAGGTTCATATTTGTTCACTTTGGACAACTATCACTCTGATTGTGATGTTACAAACACGAATGTGAGCGAAAATCCGCAAGAACATAAGTCTCACAACTGTATTGAGCTCGACAATGGTCAATTTGCTCTATATCCTAACAACCGAATGCGGTTGTATGACTTGTCAATCACTCCAGATACACCCAAGACACCTGATTTCAAGGTTTCGACCAAGTATTATCAAGTTGAGAACGGTGTGAGATGGGGTAGACTAGGAGATACAGATGATTACTTCTGGAAAACGCCCGAAGAGTCAGACAATAAATAAAGCGTCGGGATAAAACCCCGTAAAAAGTTTTCCTGCTTACCCAATAGGAACAAATTGATGCCAATTCCGAGAAAGACACCTGTAGACTATTCAGACCAGTTTGAGAAATCTGGTATGGTGCTCATCACCGATCAACGGGCTGATGCATTGATGCGAAAATCTAGCGAAAAGAAATCAGTTCCTACAGAAAGGTCAGAGAACTGATATACATACCTTAGATCCCTAAACTACAATGCCAAGAGAGGTTAAATTCAAGGATTTATCCATCTCGATGGGTATCAATCCCGTTACTAAGGATGTACTCAACACTACAGGTGAAACTGCAGTGAAAAGGGCATTGTACAATATTATTTCTACTCGTAAAGGCGAGAGGTTCTATAGACCCGATCTTGGCAGTGATATTGCCAATTATCTGTTTGAACCTCTCGACGCTGCTACAGCTTCTCTGATCAGTCAGGAAATTGAGTACGTCATTAGAAAGTATGAACCAAGAGTCGATCTTGTTCGGGTTGATGTTGACTTAAACTACGAGCGCAATGGTTTCGATGTAGTTCTTGCATTTGAAATCATAGGTGTCAACACTGACGTTCAGGTACGCGAAATAGACTTCTTCTTAGAGAGAACTCGATAATGTCTTACATTCAGGTTGCAAATTTAGATTTTGATCAGGTCAAAACTGCTCTAAAAGAGTACCTGCGATCTAATAGCGATTTTACTGATTACGATTTTGAAGGCTCGACCTTATCGACTCTGATCGATTTACTTGCCTATAATACGTACTACACGGCGTTTAACGCCAATATGGTAGTCAATGAGGCATTCTTGCCTTCCGCCACTCTGAGAGACAACGTAGTGTCTCTGGCAAAGCAAATTGGATATGTTCCCAAGTCATCGGTAGCACCAACAGCTATAGTTACCGTTACTGCTAATTACATAGCTGACGCTAGCGTTCCTGAGATTGTTACCCTTCCTAGAGGTTCACAATTTCTCACCAGAATTAATGGCGTTTCATATTCCTTTATTACAATAAGAGACTATATTGCGAGTGTTGATTCTCTTGATGTTGCAACCTTTAATGATATTGAAATTAAAGAAGGCAACTACGTAGTTGAAAACTTTACATTTAATGCTGCTATTCCTCAGAGATTTATCCTAAGGAATCCAAATATTGATACTAGCACTATTAAAGTAACTGTTAGGGAAACTTTAGATAATACAAATATTACTGAATATCAATTAGCTTCTAATATTATAGGGCATAATGGAGAATCTAATGTTTTCTTCTTACAAGAAGGAGAGGACGAAAGATATGAAATTATATTTGGAGATGGTGTATTAGGAACAAAACTTACTACTAATAACTTTATTGAAGTCTCTTATATCGTTACCAATGGAGAAGTTGCTAATGCCGCTCAGGTATTCACCTTTTCTGCTGTAATTGAAGATTCAGTAGGTAATATTAATTATGCACCGCAAATAAACCTTACTACTGTTGCAGCTGCATCAGGAGGAGAAAAACTTGAATCAATCGATAGTATTAAAAGAAACGCTCCAAAAGTTTTCAATGCGCAAAATAGAGCAGTTACCGCAGATGACTACGAATCAGTTATCCGTAGTATTTACCCTGCGATTGCTGACATTGTTTGCTTTGGTGGAGAAGAAGCTGACCCGCCAGAATACGGAAAAGTCAAAATTGTAATTAAACCTCGTTTTGCAACTAAACTGTCGCAATATACGAAAAACTTAATTTCGGCAGAACTTAAGAAGTATGCCGTGGTTTCTGTCACACCAGAAATCGTTGACCCTTCCATTACATATGTCGAACTAGATTCGGTTGTATATTACAATCAGTCTAAAACGACTCTCAATGAGTCTCAAATTAAAGCTGAGGTTCTTAATTCTCTTACTAGCTATAAAGGTAGTTCTGATTTAGAGAAATTTAACGGACGTTTTAAATATAGTCGAATTGTCGGTATCATTGATGCCACCAACTCTGCTATTACATCTAACGAAACTTCAGTAACGCTCAGAAAAGATTTCATTCCAGTATTGAACACTGTTGCTCAGTACGAAATCTGTTATCAAAATGTTGTCAGGAGCGGATGTACCGATCCATCAGTTCAGAGTACAGGATTTGTACTTGCTGACTATCCAAACGATGTTGTTTACTTAGCTGACGATCAAGTCGGCAATGTCTATCTTTATAAGATCGATGCAACTACAAAAGATCGTTTTGTGCTAAATGCACAGCAAGGAACGATTGATTACCTCAAAGGAGAGGTAATGTTGAATCGGTTAAATATAATCAGGGGAACGTATGATGACGATAGGATTGAACTTAGAGTCTCTCCTAAAAATAAAGACATCAATGCACTCCGTGAAGCATATCTAACTTTAGATTTGACAAGTAGCGTCTTCCTAATCAAGAAAGAATCATTAATCTGATAAATGCAAGGTCCTAGTCTCGCAGCACTGATTGAAAATCAGCTTCCTGATTTCATTGTCGAGGATTACCCCCTCGTAACTAATTTTCTGTCGAAATACTACGAAGCACTCTCTATCGGAGAGGGACCTACTAGTATTATTCAGAATTTTGAGAAGTATCTTGACGTTGATACCTTCTCTCCTGAAATTCTTGTCAAAACTTGTTCCCTAGAGCAAGAAATTGCTGATGGTTCAGCAAACATTCATATTACAGTTGATAAGACTGACGGATTTCCTGATAAGAACGGTCTGATAATGATCGATCAGGAAATTTTCCTGTATGAGACTAAAAACGATACCCAGTTTCAAAATTGCATTAGAGGATATAGTGCAAAAACGACAATTGGCGATTTATACAATGATATCAGCTTTGTTGACAGTAATACAGATGTCCATAAACAATTTGCTGAAGTTAGCAACCTAAGCAACCTGCTGCTGGCAGGATTAATCAAACAATACGAAGAGCAATATACTTCTGGTTTCCCATATCAGTATCTTAGAGACCAGAGCAACAAAAACTTGCTCGTTAAGCGTATCAAGGACTTTTATCAAGTCAAAGGTACGCCACAATCTTTGGAATTCATTTTCCAGATTCTTTTTAGTGTCAAACCAGACATTTTCTATCCGAAAGAGAATGTTTTCAAGAGTTCGGAGTCTGGTTGGAATAGTAAAGAGCTTTTACTAGTCGAAGTTATCTCTGGTGACATCCGTGAGGTTGTTGGTAATGAAATTAGACAAGTACCCGACCCATATAACCCAGAACTGACAGCTGCTCTTGCAATCATCGACAATATTGTCGGTGAACCATATCAAGGTAGTAGATTATACACTCTGACTATTTCTCCTGGAAGTAAAGAGGGCAAATTCTCGATTGCTCGCCGTACATTCCTGATGAATGCTCTTTCTCAGAATGCTGGAGTTGGAGATCGCATTGATGTGTTCTCTACAATCGGTTTTCCTGAAAGAGATGGTCGAGTTGTTATCGGAACAGAAGAAATTACATATAGCACCAAAACTGCAACTCAGTTTATCATTGCTGAGCGAGATTCAGCTATAAAAGATGTTGCAAGCAAGAGATCATACTTCCATAAGAAAAGCGTACGTTGTTTTACTAAGAATAATCTTACTGGTAGGTATACTGACGAATTTGGGATTCCGAGAGAAACTCAATTAAGGATTTACGGTCTTGTTTCTGGTCTCACTAGCGAAGGACTAGAATTAGAGTCGTCTTCCTTGATCTATGGCGAAACAGGCGATCAAAATACCTTTGACGTTGAAGATGGTGGCATTCCATATATCGCTATCGACAATATGGTCGAGTTTTCGTCTTCTGGATTCTTTGACGACCTTCCTCTTACTAATGAATGGGTTGTTAACGAAAACTTTAGCAAATTAGCTGCATTTGATCCTAGCAATATTGGATCAACCGAAATTAAGAACAAATTGCTTTCTGATGTCTCTGCAATTTACAGAGATACCAAAAATTACTATATTGCATCATCTGGATTCCCATCTTATTCAATTGGACCTTTTGATAACACTAGTGTTCCTCAAGATCAAGAACATCTTAAGATTATTCCCAGAACACCAATTGATGCATCTGTTAAGCAGTATTCTACCAACAGAGAAGTCGGTGTTCTTGTCAATGGTGTCCCTCTACTCAATCATAGGTCTCCAAACGGTATCGAATTCGGTGCTGTAGATAAAATTGTACTTACAGATAGTGGTAGAGGATATACAACTCCTCCTACTGTTAATATTGCAGGAAATGCTGAAGCTTATGCTGAATTGAATGGTTTAGGCGAAGTTACCAATATTGTACTCACAAATAATGGATCTGGATATTCATCTCCTCCTACAGTTGAATTAAGCTCTGGTAGTGGCGGACAATTCACGGTTTTGATCCAGCAAGGACAGATTGCTACTATTAGTCTGTCAATTAACTCTCAAGCTCAGATTATTGATGCTGGTCAAGACTATACTGAACCTCCCAACGTTTTTATCTACGATGCTAGCGGTAAAGGCAAAGGTGCTTTGTTTACTTGCCAAATTGATACTAGTACTGGTCAGATTACTGGATTTACACAATTGTCTGGCGGTTTTGATTATCAAGAAGATACAACTACTGTTACCCTTGCTCCTAAGCACCAAATTGCAGCTGCAGAGGCAGAACTGACGCAATGGAAATTTAATACGTACTTTGAGGAAACTGTAGACAACGGAAACACCTCTGGTATCGTTTATGAGAGTCCTGACATCAATTATGGGTATGCGTACAGTCATATCATTGCACCCACCTCTCTGAAGATCCTGAGAGTCGATAACGTCGATAGTCAAGGCAACCCTTTGACAATCAAGTCACATTCTCCGATTTTGGGATGGGCATATGACGGAAATCCGATTTATGGATCATTTGGTTACGATAATCCATATCAAGACGTTCAAGCTGCTAGTCCAACTATCAAACGTCTCCAATCTTCCTGGAGAATAAAAACAACTCGGGGAAATGACTCTCCTAGCGAAACTACTTATTCTTTGGGTCGTTTTGTTAACGATTACGAGTATATCGAACGTTTGGGAGATCTAGACGCTAATAACGGTCGTTTCTGCACCACACCTGAATTTCCCGATGGTGTGTATGCATATTTTATGACTACCGATGAGAACGAGGGTCCATCGTTCCCATATTCAATCGGAGAGGCATTTTATAACGTCCCTGTCGAAGAGAACTGGAAATTAAGTGCCAGACAACGTGATCTACCTTATAACGTCCGTAGACGGCGTGTGAACGCTAGTGAGGAGTCTGGTGAGCTTCTGACATCGAGAGTCAGTGGTGTCAACTATGGTCCTGTTACAAATATCGAAGTACATAGTTCTTCTCAGAACTTTACCAACGAAGATGTTATTTTCGTTGATAATGCAGCAAATGACAGTGGAGATGGTTTATTTGCTGCTGTCAATGAAATTCAAGGACAAGAAGTTGAACAACTGTCTTGCAATAATCCAAAGAACAATTATCTGATTACAAACAACATATTGTTCCTAAATCACGAAACTGTGATTACTCAGAACAATACTGGAGCTTCTGCTAAGGTAATTGGTCAAATTGAAGAAAATGATCGTTTTGTTGTAAAAGATGTTACAGGAACTTTCA